TAACCGGGGGGCCCCCACCCCCCGCCGCCAGACCAGCCTTGACGGCATCCTCCGCCTGCCGGCGAACGAGCAGCTTGAGCTCCTCAGGCATGTCTCCCCGAAATACATCGAGACCGGCCATATCGCCTGCACCCGGTGCGCGTTTTTTATCAGTTGATTGAGCTTCATTCTGTCCACCTCTTAGATTTTATTTTAAGTTTGTCATTTGCCCGTTCTGCTTCATCCGTCACGGCGTCGTGTTCTTCCGCTTGCCGTTTTGTTATGCCCTGGTCGCCAGCGTGATAAACGGACTCACTGTCTTCTCTGATTCCGGTCCCTGCAATGCCGATTTCCACCACGGTTGCCCGTCCATGCGGAACGAGAACCGGAACGCGGTCTGCATATAATCGAACTTGATATGTATCGATGACGACATCTGCATCCCGCTTTGCCCCGCCTTCATGCCGACGAGATATTGACTCCAGTCGCAGAGCACGATATCTCCGACGGTCCCGAGAGTCTTGCACTGCCGGTTCCACAGGAGCGGGAGACCGAAAAGCGTATCGAACGGACTGCCAGACAGGCCGCCGGCAGGCATGAACACGGGCACACCACCCGTTCCTACTGTGAGCGACATGGTTGCAAGTTGAGGCAGGCAATCCCTGTTCGCCATCCATACGCCCCCGGCATCGCCGTACAATCGAGCGTACATGTTGACGATGTTTTCAAATACGATTGTCTTGGCCTTCTGCGGTCCGGCTTCTTTCGGCACTGATACGGTCGAGGGAGCGTTCAGAATTCCGAGCGGCTGCCCAGCGCCCGATCCCTTCAGCAGGACTTTCATAATCTGATAATTCAGTCCATCGGCAAAACCGACCCGGAGAAAGTTCTCCATCGATATCGGCGAGTCCTCAAGAAGCTGGTCCGTCACATATGCAAGGCCTGTCACGGTTTTGAGCTTCAAGCCGATGAGACCGAGTTCCGGTTTTGTCGCAGTGAGCGCGCCTTTTTCCGCAATCCACTTCCATTCGATTCCGCCATGAACGATATCGCCCGACTCGTTGAATCCGTTCACAAACGGAATATCAATCGATCCGGTCGCCATCGGGATTTGCATGCAGCGATTTAGAATGTCATTCTTCTCCTGCGCCCGCATGAGGATTTCATTCCTAAATTCGGTCGGAATGAGATACCCGCTCGCAGCAGGATCGCCCTCTTCGAGCGTCGGCGAGCCGGCAGCCTTTACATCCAGGTCGTGCAGGCGCTTATCAACCCGCCGACCTTGAGACATATCGGCAATCGCGACCGCCTTACAAAATTCCGAGAAGAGCTTAAATCCGCCCTTCGGATCGACAGCGTCCTCGGGCGATTCCTCGTGTTTGATTTTATTCTCGTTTATCTTGAGAGCCGTTTTCACTTCATCGGCTATGATGGTCCGCATCTGCTCCGTCATTTCAACGCCCTTTGCCTGGGCATGTTTTTCGATTTGCGCGCGGACTATGGCTTCAAATTCCTCTTTCGTCATTTCTCAAATACCTCCGATTATGAGTTATCATCGGCGGCATCTCCAGCGATTTAAACCTGATATCTCCAGCGGTTCACCCGCCTAATACCTCCAGCATTCTCACCTGATGGCCTACGATTATTTTATTTTGCCTGTTAATTTTTTTAGCTCTATCTGTATCGTGCTCCGCATTATATCCGTCATCGATGATGTCATGCCGCCAAAGTGTTTTGCAACGGTGGCCTCAATATCCGATTTGGTTAATTCGACGCCATGTCCATTGTTATTCTTATCTGATTTATCGTTGCCCTTTGTCTCAATAGTCAGTCCCTCAAGGTCGATAAATTTATCTATCACAGGCGCCTCTTTCTCCGCCTCCGGCTCCGTCGCATTTAGCAATTCTTTCAGCATGCCGCCCGCTCCGTCCATCGATGCAACGCAATCGGTAATGAGCATTCTGTTTTTCTCGGAGAGCACGCGGCCAGCCTTGCCTTGATAATGCTCCGCGACCGCTTTCATAATCCCGGACGTGGACTTCACCGCGTATTGCATCTCGAGTTCAACCGCATTCCCCAGCGCCACCGCGCCGTCCGCATAGATGTAATCGTAGAGATATGTTTCAGTCCCGCCTGGGCTGTCTTTGTTAATCACAACCGACCCGTTTGGATAATCATACGGGTACAAATCCTTGCAGCCATACCAGACGCCCCCCTCGGAATCATTGAGCGGCCTGAGCTTCGCGTATATCGCGTCCATTATATCCCACGTGGACGGATGCCCCTGCAAGTCGGCCATTTTACGGATGAGCGGGTCGGGAATTGTTGTCCCTGTTTTTTCTGTTGTTTCCTCTTCGCGTATCTCTACCTCAACCGGTATTATCAGCCCCCTTTGCTTCGCCACCTCAATCGCCTCCGGGTTCGACGGGACCGGGCAATCTGAATACTCAACCAAAATCCATTTGTCATAAATCCGCTTGACCGCGGACAAATCAATCTCCGCAGGTATTTTCATTGCCAGCTTGTCCACCGTTTGAATTGCAACGCCCTCAATCCATGAAACCGGCGCAAACCCGATTGACTCCGCCAGCGGGAAGCCGCCCTTGCGATAATTGTAAACCTTCTCCGCCTCCTCGTGATCTGCGTAAATCGTTTTGCCGATAAGCCCCTTGTCATCCGATTTTATCCAGACGTTTTTGCCGAGCGGGAGCACATCGTACTTGTGACACCAGAGAACTATCGGATGCTTGCGATACAGGTCCAGCACCGCGCCCTGGGGCAGCATGATTTCCTTGTCCCGATCAAGCGCTGCCGTGGTGAGATAGGAAATTATCGCCCGCTCATCTTCCTGCATTTGAAAATCGGAAGCGACAATTCCCTTGCGGACGAGCTGCACATCCTCAATTTTCAGCCCGTAATTCTTCACCAGCTCATCGGCAATCTTCGGCAGTATCTCGGCGAGGTTGAATCGCTTGGTTATCAGTCCGTTCATTTCATTCATTCTGTTATTCCCGCTTTATGTTTCGGCTCGGTTATAACTGTGCTATGAGCGCGCAACGGCAGTTGTGCGATACAAATCCCTTGGCAATATAACTCTCGTCTTCTTCAACCGAAAAATTATAAAGACGCTTCACCCTGTTTGCCGTCCGCTTCTCGACTTTTGCAACTATCATTTCTGTGAAATCATATTGATCATTAGTAAATTTTTTATATAAATCTGTTCCCGCAAGGAATGCAATCTTATCCCCTGCGATAATGTTTCCAGCATCAATCCATTTTCCATTTGCCAAAATCGGATGATTCGCCGTGATGGTCAACGGCCACTTGCGAGCGCCGTCACCCGACCTCACAAATATCTTTACGATTTCCGCGTTCCGCTGCGTTGACCGGATTAATTGAGTAACTTTCCTGAATCGCTTTCTATGAGTCAACACAAGGTTGCCGACGGCAATATCTATTATCGGCACCCATCCCCTTGAGGTGTAAATCGGAATGTTATGGTCAACAAAACAATTCGGATGCAACGGCGGATTCGGTATATCCCCATAGTCCGCGACCATTACAGCGCCAGACTCGCCTTCTATCTCAGCACCTTTATCGAAATAATTTTCTTCCAGTCCAACGGTCTCACCGTCCATTGCATCACACCAGTCACAAATACGATTATCTCGCTCCGCGAGCCAACTTTTGCCCTTCACTACCTCCGACATTTTCCAACTCTCGACTGTCCCCGTATTGTATGCCCGCACTGTTTCCGTCCGCGCTATCCGCTCGGAACGGTACTGGACAGCATTATCGAATATCGTATCGATGCGCTCACGAAGTGCAGTTATTCCCTCGTTTTCTGCAACGCCCTCGACCATCGTCGCGCGCAATTCCGCAAGCGTCTCTTTGTTCACGTCCGGCCATAGCGTCTTCGACAAGCGGACCTTATACCGTTTCAAAAAATCTTCCACCTGCTGTCTGCCTATTTCAAATTCAGCCGCGCCCGCTATCTGCGCGATTCCGAAATCGACGCCGTCATCGGCGGTCGCCGCAATCATATCATTGACCCGCTTAGCAAATTCCTTATTCCATTTGTCGCGGGCAAACAGAAGGCTCTCAACGGATTCCTTTTTGAAAACATTGACGATTGTTTTTTCCGCCATGTGCTGCGCGAGCTTTTTCAGATTCCGCAATACCTCTTTCCGTTGTTCATCGAATAATTTTTTAAGCTCTTTTTTGACACGCCCCTCATGAAGATCCTGCCCGGCGGCAAACTGTTTCCAAATTTTAGTACGGATGTCTCCCTCGACCGCAGGCATTTTATTGATCTTCTCCGGCCCGCCGACACGCTTCCCAATCTCTATGTCTGCGCCTTCCTCTACCTCGCCCTGCCCGCCGCTCGCGCGCCCAGCGCTCAATTGCACAACGCTAAATGGCACAAGTGGCGTATTCCCCCACGGAACCGGCTCCTCCCCGACCTTTGCCCGCTCCAGATTAATCGAGGAATAGTAACTTCGCAAATTCGTCTCCCGCTCCCGGAGCGCAAACTCTCTATCTTCCGGGACCGGACTATCAAACATTACAAATATATTCTCGTCATATAACGGCATGAACTTCTCATTTATCTTCTGCTCCATTCTTATCGCGCGGGGCCGCACGGTATCTCGCTTATACGTGTAGTCCGCCGTCTCACTGTTTGCCCGCGTCGCGTTCTCGTCATACATGCCGAGCGATTGCCCATATGCATTTAAGATTTCTTCCTTAGTCCATTTCCGCCCCTGGAGAAACGCCATCTCTTTCGGTGGTAGCGAATATGGTTTAAATTTTACTCCCCGCTCCAATAGCGGCATTGTTCCTGACCGCTCCACGCCCGCAAAATTTTCCTTCAGTTCTTCCTTCAGCCGCTTGAACGACTCCTCATCGAGCTCGTTCTCCGTCTCGAACGCGCCCTCCAGTCGCCCGTTATTTTTGAACATCGCCGACTCATATCGGTTCATGTTCTCGTTGATATTGTACGCGGTCGCCGATGCGGAGAGCGGCGATATGCCGTAATACATATCCGCCGGGTTGGGGAATTTGAAATGGATAACCTCGTTCTCTTCCAGCCGCACCTCATAACTGCCTATCCGGTACATGTACCCAGCAATGAAATTCTCACGGTCTGGAATTATCGTCACGCGCTGCGGGGGCAGCTGCCATATCTGGGCCGGCGCGCCAAGATTATTCCGCACCGGATACCAGTATGAATTCCCGGTCAACTCCTGGAATAAATCGGTAAGTTCGATTAAGTCGAATTGATTTGTAAATGGATTGACATTGTTGAGCAGATCAATAAACGGATGCTCGGTAAGTTCTTCTATCTCGACCGCCTTGCGCACGGATTGCATGCCCTGTATGTGCCCACTGGTCTCGATTTGCTTGTACGTTTTGGCAGATATTTTTTTGGATCTGAATAGAAATTTCTCAGAACTTGATTCCTTCACGCCGTACAACCGGAGCGGCAACTGTGCCACGGTCTGCGCATTTTTATTTGACGCAACATAAACCCATGAGCGATACGCCCGGACAAGCGCATCGAAATCACGGGGCTGCCACAGCTCATTTCCATAATTCCAGTTCCACACAAACGGAACGCGGCTTATTCCCCGGTCGGCAGGCATCTCAGCCGCCCGCTTTATTGATATGTCCAGTCCGAGTATGTTCAATCGTCACCCCGCAGGTTGCGCACGCGGGGGCCGATATCAAAGTGCTTGAATGTCAGGCACAGTGCGTCAGCCTCGTCCGGCGACCGCTTGAGAATTTCTTTCATCGTGTCCTTGTTCATAATTCGTATTTCGCCATTCTTCACCTCATACGTCGGAATTGCCAGCTCTTCGATCAACGTCTCAGATGGAGGCAACATCGCGCCCTCATCCATGCGCAGCCAGTCCCGGCACATCCACCATAATTGATCGCGGAGGATTTTAAATTCCCCTATTATATTTTTCTCCGTCGGCGACTCAGCGACTTTGATTGACATCGCTTTGCACCCTGCCCGCTTCATCTGCGGGGCGACCCCAGTTCCGACGCCGGTTGCATCGACATTGCAGTACAAAGCATTTTTTTGTTTATATAACGCCGTCGCTTTATCCCCGGTGACGATGGTGTCAACGCCGCTCCATTTGATCATCGGCGCGACCCAGCCGCCGTACCGGAAACAGGCGACGTTACTGTCTGTCCCGAACTCTGCCACGTCCTGCCCCATTATCGGCTGCGTTCCCACGGGAGGCACAACGCCAAATCGCGCAACGTATGAATCCCATCGCGCGCGCGCAGCGTATATCCACTCACGATTGATCAGCTGATTCACCGATTGCGATGGATACTCGCCCAACACGGCATATGAGAAGGCAGGCTCCATGATGCGGCGGAACCCGGCAGGCAGCGGGGCATACGGTTTCTTCTTCGCGCTCAATGCAACTGTCCCGATAAGCCATTCCGGCACTTCAAAGCATTCTCCGTCCGGCGCTTCTTTCTCACCAAGCGGGACCGTCCATTCGTTTATTCTGCGGACCGTAGTTTCTCTATCGACCGCACCTGGAATAATATTCTCACCGGTCAAAACATTTGGATGGCTGAACGCGGATAACTTCACTACGTTCGCCCGCCCGTCGCGCTGCATGCGATACACCGCGCCCATTTCCTGTCGGGGATTAAACAGAATAAGCAGCCGCGCATGCCCACCCGACATACACGATTCAATCCCGCGATAAACCTCATCCGGCACAGCATCGCCCTCGTCGATTATAAACATGATATGCGGCGCGTGCCGCCCACCAAATTTCGCCTCCCGCTGATAGTCGCTGCCGGATGACGGGATTGCAACGCCCGTAATGAACGATAAGGGATTGCGCTCGATATGCAGATAGCTTTGTGCGTCCTCGTGAAATAGATTTGAGTGCTTGATAAGCAGGCCGCCAATCTCGCCCCAGAGAATTCGCCGCAGGTTGTCCTCCGGCGGCGCGGCTGCTGTATAGACCTGAGCATCAGGAAAGCATTTGTAAAACCAGATTGCAATGCGGGCCGCCCCATGAGTTTTCCCAACTTGATTCCCGGACCGCCCTATCGTCACGCGATTATCCCTGACGGACTCCATTAATTGCTTTACGTCAGGGGTAAACTTTTCACCGAGGATTTCTTCACCGAAGCCAACAGGGTCCGACTGATACGCGGCATAATTCGGACTCTCCAACACGCGCTTGATTTCTTCACGCGAGAAAATCCGTGTCAGGCCCTTTGCAATATCGGCAGCATGCCTTGTTATAAGCAGTGCGTCATGGGTTTTTAAATTTTGCTCTTCAACTTGCGGCATTTATCGACTCGGCTAATTTTTGTTTTACCAGTTCCCGCACTTCCGGCGGCAATGCGGATAGCACGCTATCAAGCGATACGCTATGCTCCAGCTCCCAGCGATCCCGCCACTCAGTCCGCTTCCGGTTTTTGAGCCAGAAGATACAGGCGACGGTATCCGGCGGAATATGCTTTTTTACTTTTTCAATTTTTTGGCTGCCGTCCTTTGTTCCAATTATTTTTGTCTCCTCGTACTCATATCCTAGCGCTCGCTTGAGCAGCGCATTCTGCACGTCGTAATCAGGGGCCTCCTTACCTTCCCTGCACGCATTCGCAAGCTCTTCGTATCGCTCCCGGTATTTCGCCAGCGTCTTCACGTTGATATTCAGCCGCCTGGCCACGTCAGTATCAATAAGCCCGTCCTGATACCAGCCCTTAATAATTCGGAGGTTCGGTTTTACGAGAGTCACATAAACCTTGTTCTCCCGTAATTGTTTTTGGGTGTCTGTTTTGTGTCGTGGTTTTTTGGATTTTGTAGTTTGCATTGCGCGTAAGATAATACACATATCAAGATTTTCCAACAAAATTATTTTTTGCAGCCCGGGCCGCATCGGATGTTGTTGTTTCGCCGTTGTCATTCGTAACCGTGATCTGATACACGATTTGTTTTCTAACCGGGACTGGCCCGGAGATTCCGCCATCAGAAAACAGGGCGCCGATATTTCCATTTTTGAAAACCATAATCTTAGACAATCTGACGTTTACGGGTAGGCCATCGATGCAGATTGCCTGACTAATTTCCGCGCCCGTTTTGACCATGCCCTCGATGAGGGCCTTGCTGATTTCGACTATGTATTCCATTTTTTAGGCCATCCTTTCATTTATTTTTTTTGTCTACAATATTATTTTATAATTAATAAATGTTTATCTATACCACATATAGCCTTGTAGACACTTTGTAGGCGCTCTGTAGACGTGATAAATATATATTAATCACAATCATACGTAACGTTGTCTACATGTCTACAGGATTTTTTTTGAAATATATCAGATCCCCGAACTGGCGAATATTTTCAAGATTTTTCCGGCCGAGTTCGGTTATTTTTGTTTGCTCGAAGGATACCAGCAGGGGATTCATCTTATAGACCACCTTCATCATATAGGCCTGAAAGTGGCTATCCTTGCCCCCG